TTCCAGAGACCGCCGAGTTCACCCAACTCCAATAAACCATAATATCTATCAAGACCACGCTCATCGTAATAAAGACGTATAGTAACATCCTTGTTCTCCTTACTTAAACGTGACTTGTGAGTCTTAGCCTTAATAAGGTTTCCAATGACTTCTGTTCCATCCTTTTCTTTCTTTTTGCTGAGATAGATGATTGTAGATGCAGCATACTTGAGTCCACTGCCTCCACCCATTTCTTTTGTAGGAACATAAGCGCCAATGACATCGTAAGTGTGGTTGGTAACAATCATAGGAATATTTGCTTGTCCCAGTTTCAGAGTCAACATTCTGAATGCACCTTTGACCAATTGTGATTTGGTCATGTCACGAACTTGTTTGTCGTTCAGTGTATCAGTGATCTCTTTCTCTGTAGAAAGCATACCAAGAGAGTCTAACACAAACATACAGGGTTTGCGTTCGTCTACAGGTTTTTTTAAGTAAATATCTACTGCCTTTAGCGCCTTGCTGCGAAACTCCTCAATCGTCACCACATTGACAACTACCAGACGATCAAGGTCGATGCCCCGACTTGCGATAAGAGACTTATTAACAGCGGCTTCAGTGTCAAAATATAGACAATACCCATCAGGATTAGCATCAAGGAAGTTCTTGACGACTGCCAAACTGAAGAAAGTTTTGCCAGTGCTAGACTCACCAGCAATGGCAGTAATCTTATTCCCAGATACACCACCAAATATAGACCCTGAAACAAGTCCGTTAAAAATGTACGAACCTGTGTCAACATACTTTTCAGTTTCGTCGATGTCTCTTGCGACTTTTGTGAAGTCATCTCCTATTTCTTTTACAATCTCTTTTAAAAAATCCATTAAATTACAAATCCAAATTCTTCACGGGCAATTTTCTTGTAAGGTCCACCTGGGTTAGCGTCACGAATTTCTTTGATCTTATTCATTTTTTGATAAAGTGCTGCATCACCACCCAGTCTCAACGCACTGACAATGATGGCAAGTTCTTTATCGTTGATAGGCAAATCCATTAGGAGAAAAATAGTTCTAAGTTTACAGTTTTTTCGACATTCCAATCAATAGCATCAAGGATCGCTTTTAGCGGTTCGACAAAGGACTTTTCAAATTGTAAGTCATAGTCGATGTACTTGTCAAGATTAAGTTCACTAGGAAAATCTTGAATAAAGGAGATGATGTTTTCATGAATAATGTTTGGTTTCTTTAGATAACAAAATTTAATCTTTTCACCATTTTGAATTAAAGAATACTTATTAGTAAGTTTATTCTCTTTAATGTAGTGATTATAGAGAAGTGCTCCACGGCAGTGAATAGGAGTTCCTTTGATGTAGATATCAGAATGAGACTTATACTTCTGAACATCAGAAACAGAACGAGGAAAAGAAATCTGCTCTGGTGGCAGTTTCTTGAACTCTACGCGAGACTTATCAATGAACTCAATAACATCCTCTTCTGTTCCAGTCATCATCAACTTCAAGGCATCCTTAATCATCTTCCTACATGGAGCAGGAGTAGATGACTTGACTGCCTCAATACCCATCATCTTCAGTTTAGGTTCTGTATATGCAACACCTTCACTGTTCCACACGTTAAGAATATATCGCTTCTTCGCAGTCCAGATGCCACGATCAGCAATATTCTCACGCTTCATTTGCATTTTCTGGTCATACGCCGATACATACGTTGCCAGGTCGTTATAGCACTTATCGATGTACGTCTCCAATTTGTCACGACAAACCATATCAAGTAGTTCAACGACCTTTGCTTTATCACCAGACTTATTAGCAAAAAATTTATCAACAAGAGGTCCGAGATTAAGATATATCGAATCAGTGTCTGATGCGATAACATAATCTTCTTCGGTTGTGGACAACAGTTTATTTAGATACTCATTCATCTTCTGCTCAATCCAACGGATAGAGACTTGACCAGAAAGCGTAATCGCCTCCGCATTGGCCAGTTTATAGTACCTAAAATACTGATTACCGATAGCACCATAAGCAGAGTTGAGTGAAATCTTTTTAGCCATCTGGATATTATTGCAGCGGGCGATTTCTTTTTCCAATTCTTTAGTTGGAGTCTTTTCATATTGCTGCTTTGCCTGAAGCATTCGCTTCTTGAAAATTACCCGCTCATTATACATCTTATCCATGAGCTCTGGTAGGAACCCACGAACATCTTTGCGATACATGGCACCGTTGGCACACACCGCATTATCTTTGTACAACTCAAAGTTTATTTCTTCATTAAGTATTTTATCCACTGTTGCTGTGGGATGTCTCTCATCCAAGAGTGTCTCTGGAGAAATATTGTACTGCATGATAAGATGAGGATACAGACTATTAAGGTCAAAACTGACAACCCAATCATACTTTCCTGGAATCGGTTCCTTAACATAAGCACCAGCGTACTTTTCGTTTTTGTCAGACTTAATCTTTGGTGGAATAACAATATCTCGCTTCTTTAGATAATTGTAGATAATATTGTCCCACATACGAACTTGATAAAACACATCAGCATAGTTGACTTTAGCATCATACGCCATAGTCAATGCAAGTTCAATCAATTTCATCTTGTCTTCCAGTCGGTCAACAAGTTCTACGTCAACGATGTTATATTCAATAAACTTCTGCCAACCTTTAGAATAGAAATCCTTAAAAGTGTCAAATTCAGAATGATCAAGTTTCTTCTGACCAAGTTCTACCTCAGCTATGTAATCAAGACGATATGACTCTTGTGCCTTGTAAGTAAACTTTTTGTACAAGTCCAAGTAATCCAGTTGAGTCAATCCACCAACATCAAAAGTGACGTGCTTTCGACCTTGAATAAAGATCTCCCCTTCAGTCACAAGACCCCAGTTAGAGAAACGCTTCATTAACTTCTCACCAAGAACCCTATTGAGACGCTTACAGATATACGGGATGTCGAACAGTTGAATGTTCCAACCAGTCACTACATCAGGAACATCCTGCATCCAATAGTTAATAAAGTGATTGAGTAGTTCGTGCTCTGAAGGGCAGTGATGATAAGTGACATTCTTCTGCTTATTGACAAAAGGTTTGACACCCCAAGTAATAATCTGCTTGGTGGTGTAGTCCTGAATAGTAATAGCAAGAATCTCTTCCTGAGCAGACTCTACGTTTGGGAATCCATACTCAGCAGTGGTCTCAATATCAAGAGTCACCAGTTTGATTTGACTAATATCAAACTTAATCTCATCCTCAGGATACTTCTCTGAAATGTATTGATAAATGTATCGATCATTTCCATAGATCTCAAACCCATCAACCTCATCATATTTTTTGTAAAAGTCACGACAATCCCGAACAGTACCAGGATTTACTTCCTCTACTGATTCTCCTGTTAATGTTCTAAACTTTGTAGGTTTCTTTGACTTAACAAATAACGTTGGAAAGAATTCGTCTCTATGTTCATATCTCCTTCCATTCTCAACTCCCCGAACGAGAAACTGATTACCGATCAACTGAACATTAGTGTAGAAACGCATTACTTAGTGAGTTCTTCGTACTTTTCGACTAGGGTGGGCATAGGTTCTGTAAGAGTGATAATCTTATCAGAACTAATCATAAATTCATCTTGACGCGATACCGAAACCAACCAGGGTTCCAGTGTACCATCATCTTTCAATAAAAAAGGATTAGTCATCTTACAGTCGGGTTCTCCGATATCTGCTCCTACTTCGTCAATCTGAGTTATCAGAATCTGATTGTTTGTCAGTAGTAGTGCTTTGATTATCTTTTCCATAGTTAACGATGTCCTCAATGTACATTTCTTTTAGTTTAAACGCTGGATTTACCATTGTCACAACCCAGTCACAAGGGACAGGGATGTCTTCTTCTGCCGACAGAGGAATCCAGGGAAACAGAGATACTTCGTATCCTGCTTTCTTGGTGTTACCTTTCTGCAATTCAGGAATTACATTAGGGTCTCGCATCTTGATAACACATGGGCGATTCAATGAATATCCAATTACCCTGCGATCATCACCTTCTCCGAATGTCATCTCCTTGACATCCGCAATCATGTCCTCACCAGACTTCAGTAGTAAAAGTTTAATTGCCATTAGTCAGTTTTTCCTCTAGTAATTATAGCAATAAAAAAAGGAGGAGTCAACCTGGATTTTGCCAGGTGCTCCTCGCGGCGACGATATTCAATTCTATTTAGAACCAATCTTTCCTTTGATGATGGTCCGGGACAATCCTACCGAGGACAATTGTCAGGAGCCCATCCTCAAATTCAACTGATCTAACTTCCGTATCCTCTGCCAGAGTCCAAGTTCTGGTGAAAGATCGTTGAGCCACTCCTCTATGGATGTATTCTTTTCCGGATTCTCCATCTTCTCGTTGCCCTTCGACAAAGAGTTTTCCGTCTTGTGTGTAAACATTTACTTGCTTCTTCTTAAATCCTGCGAGTGCTAACTCAAGCCTGGATTCTACGTTACTGACCTGAATTAGATTATACGGTGGATAATTCGTCGTTGTCTCATGTAATGTAAAGAGACGATCAAAGTATTCATCCATACCGATACTGTTCTTATTTATACGATCAAGCAACTGATCTAAATTAGCAGCATTGTACTTCATAAGGTTTCCCATTTTACTTCTCCTTTGTAAGCGAGATTTGATTGTGTAGACCCCGAAGGCATCCACTACTAATTATACACGATACGAAAAAAGACGGTGTAGCAACAACCACACCGTCTTATAGGGTTTTCCGACTTTTGAAGCGACCGCACGAAAGATCGCAAAATTATTTATTCGGTTTCCTGAGTCTTGCCTTTCTTTCCGATATTATACTTCTGCTCCAGAACCCAGTCAGACTTATCTTTATATGCAAGCACCTTGATCTGGTTCAGAGGGGCGATATCGGTCACAGAATCCTCCTTGACGACGCTAATCAGACCCCAGTCGGATAAGAGA